GCGTCTTCGGCACGAAGATGGTGCCGGCGACGCTGAGCGACGTGGCCGACGTGGAGCGGGAGACGGCCGGCTCTCCGCCGAGGCCGCGGAGCGGGACGTATGAGCCGCCCCCGTCCGGAGTCACAGTGACGATTCCGCGCTTGGGGGCGGTGGTGCCGGATGCGGAGACGGACACGACGAACCCGAACCCGATGGCGTTCAGGACGCCGGGCGTGATGTCCGTGACCGTGATCACAGCCGTGTCCCCGGTGGTCGGCGCGGCGCCGACCGCGGAGACAAGCTTGAGGTATCCGCGGTCGTTGGACGCCACGGCGTACGTCACGCCCATGAGGAGCAGAGCCGCGTTGACGCGCGCGGCCAGCCGGGACGTCGTGACCCTCGGGGCTCCGCCGACCAGCACGATGTCCGCCGCCTGTATCGCGACTGACACCGGGAGCCCCGCGTTCACTCCCGGGATCGTGACGCTGAACTGGTTCCCGGCGATGAGGACGTACGGGCCCTGGACCGTGTTCCGCAGGATGGCGGGGGACGAAGTCTCCGCCCCTCCGACGACCCCGGTGACCGTGGACGCAAGCCACGACAGGTATGAACCTCCACCGAAGGTCTGGCTCGTACCGCCACCCAAAGAGAAGCCGCTCGGCGACGCCGAGAACCTCGTCTTGGGATCGTTGACTTGTTCCTTGCGCGGCTCGGTCACAGCATCACCTCAGTAAAGATCCCGTAGAGTGCCATCATAGCCGGTGGTTCATAAAGGACCTGTCGTCACTCCGCAGGGCTACTGGCCAATGCTTTGCGCCGGCAAGCCCTACACACTCTACGTCCTCCGCAGAGTTTGGTGTTTTCAACAGTAAACTCGTGCCCTCTATGACAATGGGTCTTCGCAGCATTAGCATGCTTTTTAGGGGCACAACGGGATTTCCACTCGGGGTCCATGGCCCTGGCTCGGGCCTCCGCGACTCGAGCAGACCGAAAGTCGGGATCAGCCCACGCTTTTTGCGATATGGCGGACCTGGTCGCCCGTCCTTCCGGAGTCAAAGCGATGGCCTTTGCCGCCGCTGATATCTTCTCAAGTCGCTTCGGATTCGTCGCCCCAGCTCGAGTCGCAGAGACGACCTTGGATCGGTATTCGGGATTCTGCCACAAATCCCGTATGCTAGAGCTCACCCTATCCTTGAGCCCCGGGTCGCGCTCGTACGCCTCCCGGACCCGAGCGCTGACGCCGGCTGCGAATGACGGATCGGAGGCCAAGGCCTGCGAGTTTGCTGTCTGCCTGGCGATAAAGGCCGGGTCTGCGGCCCTGGCCCGGGACTCCGCAGTCCGGGCCTCGCGGAACCCGGGCTGGTCCCATGGATTCTTTCGAATGGGATGAGGGATATGTTTCCCACCATTCGTGAGATTGAAGCCCTTCTCCGGGTTCCGAGTGTCAAGGAGGAAGACCCATACTTCCTCGACCAGGTTCGCCTGCTCGACGGAGTCGCACACTCCGAGAATATGGTGAGTAAACGCATCTTTCCCATACTTCCGGATGGCGTTTGGAAAATGCCATCGGCCGCCCTTGGTGGACTTGGAATGGCAAATATGCTCATTCCAGCGACGCTTCATGGAACGAGCGGTCAGTCCAATGTAGCGACGACCATCAGAAGCCAGCGTATGACAGTAAATAGTCCAGGGCATCTACCCGAACGGTGTCATAAAGCTTCTAAAACAAAAGGTACCACGCCTCTAGGAGATCTGTGGTGAACAAAGTCGGGACGAGTATCGACGGGATGTACGTCACCGTCTGGTTCGTGGTCCCTCCGACGGTGTAGTTGACGCCGTAAGCGAGCTTCACGCCGTTCAGGTAGAGCTGGACCGCGAGGGGGTCCAACGGCCTGGCGCTGAGCGTGAACAAGGTCTGCCCGTTGAACGTGACCGGCAGGATCTCCTGCTTCTGGGAGTTCAGCGAGACGTCGCTGGACCCGAAGAGCAGCGGGTTGTCGAAGATGCTGTTGACGAAGACCGGCTTGTCCGACGGAAGGACCGACGTGTCGACGTACCCGCGCCGCTTTTCGAGCGGCTTCCCGAGGATCCTGAACCGGTCGACCGCCGTGTACCCCTCGTTCGCACCGCTCGCGGAATGGACGACGTCCGTGTCGCGGAAGTACGCCGGGACGGCCTGGGTGACGATGACCATCTGGAGCTCGTTGCCCATGTGGTACTCGCTCATGCCGACAGACTCGGGGCCGGAGCGGACCAGGTAGGCGTTCCCGACGAGCACGGACCCGATGTCCGAGTTCGGCCTCGCCTTCGGGAACCTCGACGAGATGACGCCGCCGGGCCACGGGCCGGTGGCGGACCACGCCGCTCCGCCGCGGGTCGTCTTGAAGACCGTCGTGCTCGCCGTGTTGGACGTGCCGTCGACCCTGATGACGGCCTCAGTCCCGACGCCGGCCGTGCCGGAGGTGCCGCCGCAGACGAACTCGACGCCCTCCCAGGTTGACGTGCCGGGCGCCGACGGGGCCAGGGGCGCCTCGTAGCCGACCAGCGTCATGGTGCCGAGGGAGTTGGCTCCGACGCCGGTGGAGTTCTTCATCTGGTACAGGGTCTTCCCGATGAAGTCCTTGTCCCTGAAGTAGATCCCGACCGGAAGGTGGACGGTGCATCCGGCGAACTCCGGGGACGCCTCGTTGTCATAGACCTCTGAGAGCGCCCCGAGCCTGAAGGAAGGCCGGGCCGCGAAGGCCGAGGCCGAGACCGGGAACTTCGGAGTCGACCAGTCATCGTATCCGACCCGGTTCGCGGAGAACTTCCGGTTCAGGTCGACGAGCGTCCCGGCGTAGTCCGGCGGGTTGGCGGGGGCCTCCGTCGTGTTGAGCAGGGGGAGCGGCTGAGCCCCGGACAGCCTTCCGGTCCCGAGCGACGTGATGAACGACGTCGAAGCCAGGACTTCGAAGCCGGCCTTGTTCGGAAGCGTGAGGGTGGAGACGGCCCCGAGGGGGCTCGTGCGCACCGCGTTCGCCTCGCCGACCGTGAGCGGGCCGAGCCTGTACGCGTCGTCCGAGTAGGCGCTCTGCGTCCCGAAGGAGTCCCCCTGGTACGGGGTACGGCTGTAGTAGATCGTGATCTCGTTGTTCACGGCGCTCGAGCTGAGGGGTGCCGGGACGATGATCCCGTCCACGCCGTCCAGGTTGGTGAGGAACGCGTCCACCGCGACCGGGACGGTCCCGCCGCCCGTGGCCTTGGCGACAAGGATCCGGCCGTTCGTCTGGAGGAACCCGCGGTCGAATCCGAACAGCGAGCACTCGACGAGGAACTCCGTGTTGTCGAAGGTGGACCCGGCGGTCAGCTTCGTGAGGTCGATGACGTCCGCGTTGAGGACGAAGTACAGGTCGCCGTTCGCGTCGACGTCGAGGAGGAACGTCGGTCCGTCGAACGAGTCCCGCATGAGGTTCGTGTCGGTGCCAAGGCCGCCGACGAACACGCGGTTGAGGTTGAACGGGCTTGAGGCCGGGACGACCGTGGGGGCCGTCCTCTTGTAGATGCCGGTGATCCGGGCGGGGGCCAGGAACGGCGGAAACTTGATGCCGCGGAAGGGTCCGCCGGCGTCCGCCCGCAGGGAGCTGTTCGAATACTTCTGGCCGAATATCGAGAACGCCCCGCTCGCCTGTCCGTACACCTCGCCCACGACCGGGGTCACGATGTACGTGCCGGGGTACGCGCTCGAGTAGCTGACGAGGGCCCTGTTGTAGTCCGAGGTGTCGGTGACGGCCCCCTCCTTCGCCATGACGAGGAAGTTGAGGCCGGACGAGAACACAGTCCCGGAGGTCGGGAGGATCGGGACGTGGTGGAGGCCCGGCCTCGGGAGGTAGTCCATCGGGATCTCGACGTAACGGGTCTCCGTCCCGTTGTAGAACAGGTCGAGCGGATCGACCACCAGGTGGACCGTCGTAATGCCGTCCTGAGACAGGAGGGGCATGGCCCCCTGGTACTGGATGGCCGGATTGTACCACCAGTTGAGGCGGGTCCCGCTCCTCACGAGGGACGTCGGCGTCAGCACGTTCCTGTACGGGGCGACGTAGACGCTCTTAGAGCCCGGGTCAACCATGACCTCGGACGTCCTTGCGAGGTTCCTGTTGTTCCCGGTCTGGACGTACGGCGAGCTTCCGAGGTATGTCGGAATCATCCTGTTCAGGCTTACCAGTCCGCTCCGGAGCATGGCCTTGGCCGTGTTCGTCGGACTACCCTTGTACTGGACGGTGTGGATGAAGTCGGGCTTGTGCGACAGGCCGCGCCCAGACCCGTAGGCGACCGCGAACTCGATATGCATCACGACCTTCTGGACGTAGGCCGTGACCAAACTCCCCTGCAGGGCGTCACGGAACTCCTGGAGCTCCGCGTCGACCACACCGCTCACAAAGGTGATGACGAGGTTCCCGGAGCCGTCCAAGGCGACGGTGATCCCGCTCCCGTTCTTGAGGATCCGGAGTCCGAGCGGCGCTATCCCAAGGGTCGGGTCCGTGGCGGACGGGGATGTGTTGGTCGGCGGGGACAGCGGCGGGTTCCCGCCGTTGGGATCGGTCGTCATCCCCTCGAACCGGATGATGACGGCGTCCGCGTCCTCCGACGGAAGGACGAACCTGGCCTGGTCCGCGTCGGCGCCGGGGAGCCCGGCCCTGAACGAGGCGATCCCGATCGTGATCTGGTCCCCGTTCCACCACGACGGATACACGCCGCCGGAGAGCCGGTTGCCCGGAATGTGGACCGGGGGGCTGGCCGTCCAGTTGGCGGATATCACGTACGGGGCGACCGAGAACTGGATCGGATCGCCGATGAGGGCCGAGTTGGAAGGGACGACGCACGGCACGTCGAACCGCTGGACCGAGACCGCGTCCGAGAACATGCGCCTGTTGCCGTCGGGCGCGTCGAGCCTCGTCAGCCCTCCGACGAATATGGAAGCGTCGGTGATGCGGTCGCCGTAAAAGACGACGGGGCCGGCGGAGTTCGTCGATCCGAACCTCTTCCACGTCGTCCTCAGGTTGCCCTTCATGAGCTCAAGGAGGTTCGTCTTGAGGATGCTGTCGTAGTCGAACTTGTCGGCGACCGAGTGGCGGAGGTCGAGGACGTCGGCCGCCGTGACCTGGTCCGCGAACAGGCCGTCGGGCCGGACGGTGTACGGGACCA